ATGACCCCACCGATCCAGTCGGCCGGCGCGCCGGCCGCGTCGCCGGCGTGCGACAAGAAGCCGCGCAAGAAACAGACCACGATCACTGCGCGCCAGCGCCGGGCCGACGGCGAAGGACCGCTGGACAAGCACTGGCGGACCTATTTCCTGGCGGCCCTGATCGACACATCGAACGTGACCGCCGCCGCCGCGCAGGCCGGCGTCGCACCCAGCCGCGCCTACAAGGTGCGGCGCGAAGACCCCGAATTCGCGGAGCAATGGCGCATGGCGCTGTGCGAGGGATACCAGAACCTGGAAATGGAAGTGCTCGGCTTCCTTCGCGACAAGGCGCCCGATCGCAAGATGGACATCGCCGGCGCGATCCGCCTGCTGTCGCTCCATCGCGACACGGTGGCGCGCGAGCGCGTCGACGGCGAGCGCCGCGACGAGCAGGAGGTCTACCGGTCGATCGACGCGCTGATCGACGAAATGCGCGAACGCGCCGCCGCCAACGCCGCGATCCTTACCGAGAACAGTGGGCCCGAACAGAGTGGGCCCGAAAAGACTGGCCCCGAAAAAGCTGGGCCGGCGGAGATCGCGGGAAAAAGGCCGGGAGACGCCGATGTCGCAGGCTAGGCGAGACGCGATCATCGCAGCTTCGCCCGAGGACCTGGCCTGGCTGAAGGCGCGCATGACGGAACGCGAGCGCCGCGCCATGCCCGCGCACTGGCGGCTCTGGGCGCACGACGGGCAACGCGCACCCGCCGGCGACTGGCGAACCTGGCTGGTGATGGCCGGGCGGGGTTTCGGCAAGACGCGCGCGGGCGCCGAATGGGTGCGCGAAATCGCCGAAGCCGATCCCACCGCGCGCATCGCCCTGATCGCCGCCAGCCTGGACGAGGCGCGCGCGGTGATGGTCGAAGGGCAAAGCGGCATCCTGGCGACCGCGTCGCGGCAAGACCGCCCGCTGTTCGAACCGTCGAAGCGGTTGCTGACCTGGCGATCGGGCGCACGCGCCACGCTTTATTCGGCGGGCGAGGCGGAATCGCTGCGCGGACCGCAGCACAGCCACGCCTGGTGCGACGAGATCGGCAAGTGGGGCCAGTCCGCCGAAGCGGCGTGGGACAACCTGATGCTGGGCCTGCGCATGGGCATTCGGCCACGCGTCGTCGCCACCACCACCCCGCGCGCGGTGCCGCTGGTCCGGCGGCTGCTGGGCGATCCGGAAACGCGGATCACGCGGGGCACCACTTACGAGAACGCCGCCGCCCTGCCGCCCGCCTTCGTACGATCGGTGAAGCGCCAGTACGGCAAATCGCTGCTCGGCCGGCAGGAACTGGACGGCGAACTGATCGAAGACCTGCCCGGCGCCTTGTGGACCCGCGCGCTGATCGAGGATTGCCGCGAGGACGCCGCGTCCTCTCCGCCGGCAAGAGTGGTGATCGGCGTCGATCCGCCGGCCTCGGCCGATGGCGACGCCTGCGGCATCGTCGTCTGCGCCCTGGGCGAGGACGGCGTGGCGCGGGTGCTGGCCGATGCCTCGGTCGCCAAAGCCAGCCCCGAACGCTGGGCGCGCGCCACCGCGCGGGCGGCGCGCGCCTGGCAGGCGGACCGGGTGGTCGCGGAGGCCAACCAGGGCGGGGCGATGGTCGCCAGCGTGCTGCGCGCGGCGGAAATCGCCCTGCCGCTGAAGCTGGTCCACGCCAGCAAGGGCAAGACCGCCCGCGCCGAACCGGTCGCCGCGCTCTACGAAGCCGGCCGCGTCCGCCACGCCGGGACGTTCCCGGCGCTGGAGGACGAGCTGTGCGGGCTGATCGCCGGCGGCGGCTACGAAGGGCCGGGCCGCTCGCCCGATCGCGCCGACGCGCTGGTCTGGGCGCTGAGCGAGCTGATGCTGGGGCGCGGGAGCGTGCCGCGGATCCTGCTGGCCTAGAGAAACCCGTCTCTCCCCGCCGGGGAGAGATACGAAGGCCTGGCGGCGCAGCCGCCTGGCCGAAGTTGAGAGGGAGAGCGGCTAACGCCGCCCCTCTCCGCTGCGACTAGCCAGCAAGCTGGCAAGTCTCGCGCCTCTCCCCGGCGGGGAGAGGAAACACGAACGAAAGGCCGCAAATGTCCTTCTTCCAGTCCCTCGCCGCCGCGTTCAAGGCCGGCAGTCCGCGCGTGCCGCTGGCGCGTACCTTCACATCGCCGTGGAGCTTCGGCGATAGCGGCCAGCGCGCGCCGTTCGATTATTCCCTGGCGGTCAAGCGCGCCTATCTCGACAATCCCGTGGCGCAGCGCGCGGTGCGGCTGGTGGCCGAGGGGATCGGCGGCGCGCCCCTGCTGCCGGCCGATCCCAAGCTCGCCGCGCTGGTCTCCGCCACCAGCGCCGGGCAATCGCTGCTGGAAACACTGGCGTCGCACCTGCTGCTGCACGGCAACGCCTATGTCCAGGTGATGAAGGACGCGCGCGGCCATCCGGTCGAGCTCTACGCGCTGCGGCCCGAGCGGATGAGCGTGGTGGCCGGCGGCGACGGCTGGCCCACCGCCTTCCTCTATCGTGTCGGCGACAGGACGCTGACCATCCCGCTGATCGACGAGGACGCCTCACCCAATCTGATCCACATCCGCCATTTCCACCCGGCGGACGATCACTATGGCGCGGGGTGCCTGGCCGCCGCCGATCAGGCCGTGGCCATCCACAATGCCGCCGCCGCATGGAACCGCACGCTGCTCGACAATTCGGCGCGGCCTTCGGGAGCGCTCGTCTACGACGGCGGCGAGGGCGGCGGGCTGACGGCGGATCAGTTCGAGCGGCTGAAGGCGGAACTCGCCGGCGTCTTCGCCGGGGCGGGCAACGCCGGGCGGCCGATGCTGCTGGAAGGCGGGCTGAAATGGCAGTCGCTCAGCCTCTCGCCCGCCGACATGGACTTCGCCACGCTGAAGGCCGCCGCCGCGCGCGACATCGCGCTGGCTTTCGGGGTGCCGCCGATGCTGCTCGGCCTGCCCGGCGACGCGACTTACGCCAATTACCGCGAGGCGAACCGCGCGCTGTGGCGGCTGACCCTGCTGCCGCTCGCCGCCAAGCTGCTGGCCGCGCTGTCGGAAGGGCTTGGCCCGTGGTTCCCCGGCTCTCCGCTCGCCGTCGATTTCGACCGCGTGCCGGCGCTGGCCGAGGACCGCGAACGGCTCTGGGCGCAAGTCAGCGCCGCCGGGTTCCTGACCGACGCCGAGAAGCGCGCGGCCCTGGGACTCCCGCAAGTGGAGGACAAATCATGAACAACGAAGCGATGCTGACCCGACTGGTGGCGCAGGCGGAAGGCGAGGGCGCGGATCTCGTCACGCTGCGCGCGGTAGTTGAGGAAGCGAGCGAGATCGGCGCGCAGCGGGTGCTGGCCGGTCTCGGCCTCGACGACGACCGCGCGCCCACCGACCTCGTCGAACTGCGCCAGCTGCTGCGCGCCTGGCGCGACGCCAAGGCCAGCGCGTGGAAGGCCACCGTCGACTGGGTGGTGCGCGGGGCGCTGGCGCTGCTGCTCGTCGGCATCGCCTGGCGGCTCGGCCTGCCGGGAATCCCCAAGTGATCCTTCGACAAGCTCAGGATGAGCGGCTGAGGTTCGCCGGCTATGCCGCGCTGTTCGGCCGGCGCGACGCCGGGCGCGACACGATCCGGCCGGGCGCCTTCGCGCGCACGCTGAAGGATCGCCGCGCTCCCGTCCCGCTCTACTGGCAGCACCGGGCCGACGCCCGCATCGGCTGGATCGCCCATGCCGCCGAGGACGCACGCGGGCTGCGGGTGATCGCCGAGATCGACAATCCCGACGGGGCCGCCGGCCTCGCCCTGAAGCGCGGCGCGGTGAGCGGCCTGAGCTTCGGCTACCGCGCCCGCGCCTTCCGCCGCGATGCCCAAGGCCGCGAGCTGATCGACGTGGACCTGATCGAGGTGAGCCTCGTCACCCACCCGATGCAGCACGCCGCCCGCGTGCATCTGATCGCCTGATCCTCCCCGTGCCGGCGAGGAATTCAAACCACGAAAGGCCTATCCCATGGAAGACACCGACACTCTCGAAACCTCGTTCGATCTCGTCGCGCGGGCCGATGCCGCCGACGCGGCGCTGGGCGCGCTGCGTTCCGATGTGGACGAGGTGAAATCGCGGCTCGACCGCGTCGGCCGGGCCGCTGCGCGCCCGGTGATCGGCGACGGGTCCGGGGCCAGCCCCGAAGTCAAAGGCTTCGTCGACGGCTATCTGCGCCAAGGCCGCGAGGCCGAGCTGAAGTCGATCTCGGGCGCAGCGCCGGCCGATGGCGGCTATGCCGTCCCGCGCGAGATCGATGCGGCCATCGCCGCGCGGCTCAAGGCCATCAGCCCGATCCGCGCCATCGCCCAGGTCGTGCAGACGGGCAGCGCCGGCTACCGCAAGCTCGTCACCACAGGCGGCACCGCCTCGGGCTGGGTAAGCGAAGTCGCCGCCCGCCCCGAGACCGCCACGCCCTCGTTCGCCGAGATCGCCCCGCCTTCGGGCGAACTCTACGCCAACCCGGCGGCCAGCCAGGCGATGCTCGACGACGCCGGCTTCGACCTCGAAAGCTGGCTGGCGGACGAGATCGCCATGGAATTCGCGCGGGCCGAGGGCGCGGCGTTCATCACGGGCAACGGCGTCAACCGGCCCAAGGGCTTCCTCGACGCGCCCAACGCGGCGACGAACGATGCGGCGCGCCCGTTCGGCACGCTGCAGTTCCTGGCCAGCGGCAACGCCGCCACGCTGGGCGCGTCGCCCGAACTCAAGCTGATCGACCTGGTCCACGCGCTCAAGGCCGGGCACCGCCAGGGCGCGAGCTGGGTGATGAATTCGGCCACGCTGGCGCAAGTGCGCAAGCTGAAGGCAGCCGACGGATCGTTCCTGTGGCAGGCAGGCGTGATGGAAGGCCAGCCGGCCCGCCTGCTCGGCTATCCGGTGGTCGAGGCGGAGGACATGCCCGACGTGGCGGCGGGCAACGTGCCCATCGCCTTCGGCAATTTCCGCGCCGGCTACCTGATCGCCGAACGCAGCGCCACGGCGATCCTGCGCGATCCCTTCACCAACAAGCCCTTCGTCCACTTCTACGCCACGAAGCGCATCGGCGGGCAGGTGCTGGATAGCGATGCGATCAAGCTGCTGAAGATCGCGGCGTAACTGCCATCGTCGTCCCGGCGCAGGCCGGGACGACGAACCCCTCCCCACTCACCAGGAGCACCCCATGCAGCGGACCATCGTCACCCCGCCCACGCTGCCGCCTTCGGCGCTGGCCGCGCTCAAGCAATGGCTGGGCATCACCATCGCCGCGGACGACGCGCCGCTGGCCGGGCTTCTGCGGGCCGGGCTGGACATCTGCGAAGGCTTCACCGGCGCGGTGCCGCTGGAAACCACTTGCGAGGAAGTGCTGCTGCTGTCGCGCGATTGGCAGCGCCTGGCCACGCGGCCGATACAGGCGATCACCGCCGTCCACGGCATTCCCGCCACCGGCGCACGGTTCGCGCTGCCCGCCGACGCCTATGCGCTGGACCTCGACGCCGACGGCGGCGGGCGGGTGCGCGTGACTGCGCCGGGCGACGCCGCGCGGATCGCGGTGCGCTTCACCGCCGGGCTTTCGGCAGGCTGGGACGCGCTGCCCGAAGCGCTGCGCCACGGCGTCATCCGGCTGGCCGCGCACCAGCATCGCGAGCGTGAGGGCAACAGCGCCAGCCCCGTGCCGCCCGCCGCCGTCGCCGCGCTGTGGCGGCCCTGGCGGCGGATGCGCCTGGCGTGATCCGCGCCGCATGATCCGCTCCGGGGCCGATTTCGCCGCCCTCGCCGCGCGGCTGGCCGACAAGGCGCGGGCCCTGGCCGAAGCCCGCGCGGAAGCCCGCGCCGAAGTCCGCAAGGGCCGCCGGGCAAGCACGGACCGCTGGCGCAGCGCCCGGCTGCTCTGGCCGCTGTTCACGAAAGGATAAGGCCCATGGAAGTGCCCCTGCGCGCCGCACTGATCGCCTGGCTCGCCGCCGATCCGGCGCTGGCGACGCAGCTCAACGCCGTGGTCGAGGAAGCGCCGTCGCGCACCAGCCTGCCCTGGCTCGCCATCGCCGCCAGCGCCAGCGCCGACTGGGGCTGCAAGACCCATCAGGGGCGCGAAGTGCGCGTGGCGGTGGAGCTGCATTGCCGTGGCGATGCGCCCGACGCCGCCGCCGGGCTGGTCTCGGCCATCGAAGCCCGCATCGCATCCCTGCCCCGCGCGCAGGCCGGCTTCGCGGTGGTCACCGTCCAGTTCCTGCGCGCCCGCGCCAAACAGCGCGGCGAAAGCCGGCGGGCGGTGCTGCTGGAATACCGTTTCCGCCTGCTGGCGGAGTGAGTTTTTGGGTTCGCGCAGGGAGCGCAGAGGACCGCAGAGATGTTCGCGCCCTGCGGCGAAGCCGCTTTCCATTCGGCTTCCGCTTCGTGGAGGTGAAAAGTCTGCCTGCGGCGCGAACATCTCTGCGGCCCTCCACGCGCTCTGCGCGAACCATTTTCCCTATAAACCAAGGAGAACCGCCATGCCCGCCCAGAAAGGCGCAGCCTTCCTGCTCAAGATATCGAACGGCGCCGCCCCCGCCGTCTACCAGACCGTCGCCGGCCTGCGCACCACGCAGATGTCGATCACCGGCGACACCGTCGTCGTCACCAGCAAGGACAGCGCCGGCTGGCGCGACCTGCTGTCGGGCGCGGGGGTCCGCTCGGTCTCGGTGACGGCGGCGGGCATCTTCATCGGCAGCGCGGCCGAAGCGAAGCTGCGCGCCAATGCGCTGGCGGGCACCCTCGACGACTACGAACTGAGCTTCGAGGACGGCGAGAAGCTGCGCGGGAAATTCCTGCTCCAGCGGCTCGATTATGCCGGCGATTTCAACGGTGAGCGCAATTACGCGCTCCAGCTCGAAAGCTCGGGCGTGGTGGCGCCGGCATGAGCCCGAACCCCTACCGAGGCGAAGCCGAACTGGTGGTCGACGGCCTCGCCCGCTCGCTGCGTCCCAGCTTTTCCGCGCTGGTCGCCGCCGAGGAGGAGCTGGGTCCGCTCTTCGCCCTCGTGGAACGGGCGTCCGCCGGACAGCTTCGGCTGAGCGAGATGGCGGCGCTGTTCTGGCACTGCCTGACCATGCGCGACGGCCTGACCCGCGATATCGTCGGCGATGCCGTGGCCGAACAGGGCCTGGCCGCCTGCACCCGGCCCTTGCGCACGCTGCTGTCGCAGATCCTGCAAGGCAGCCGATGAGCACGGCCTTCGGCGCGCAGGCGCTGCGTCTCTCGGGCCATGCCGCGCGGCTGCTGGGCTGGCGGCCGGACGAGTTCTGGCATGCCACCCCCGCCGAGCTGGCCGCCGCACTGGGCGCCGGGCTGGGCGAGCCTGCCGGCGATCCGGCGCTCTCCCCCAGGATCGGCAGGGCCGATTTCGACCGCATGATGAAGGACGACGACAATGGACGACGAGGTTGAAACCCTGCTGATCGACGTGCGCGCCGGCACCCAGGGCTTCGCACAGGACGTCGCGGCGATGCGCGCGACCTTCGACGGCACGCTGGTCGACGGCTTCGCCCGCGCCGGCACGGTGCTGGAGCGCGGGCTGGCCGGAGCGATCCGCCGGGGCAGCCTGGGCTTCGAGGATTTGCGCCGGATCGCGCTGGGCGTGGTCAACGACATCGCCGCACAGTCCGTGCAGAACCTGTTTTCGGCCGGCGGCGCGTCGCCATCGAGCGGCGGGATCGGCGGGTTGATGAACCTGGGCGGACTGATCGGCTCGATCCTGGGCCTGCCGGGCCGCGCCACGGGCGGCACGGTGTCGCCGGGGCGCGGCTATCTGGTCGGCGAGCGCGGACCGGAGCTGTTCGTGCCGGCATCGGCCGGGCGCGTGGAACCGAACAGCGGCGGGCGCGCACCGCGCGAGATGCGCGTGTCGATCAATGTCGTCAGCCCGGCGGGATCGAACGCCCCGCAAAGCCTGCAACGATCGTCGCGGCAGGTGGCCAGCGCGGTGCGGCGGGCGCTCTCCGCCTGAGTTCCTCCCCGGCACGGGGAGGAACTTGTCCAACCAAAGGAAACGCCCATGCCATTCTGGCTCGCCAAGACCCGCGAAGGGCAGGATTCGGACTGGATCCAGCGCTTCGATCCGCGCTTCTGGACGGTGAACTTCCCCCGTCCGATGACCGCGTCCATCGTCACCATCGCGCCCGACGCGCTGCGGGTCGACGCCGTGTTCCTGCGCAAAGCCGATCTCGCCGGCCTGATCTGGGAAAGCGCCGACACCCTAGACCACCCGCTGCTCGCCTACAGAACCCGGCGCGATTACGCGCATGCCGAACTGTCGTTCCGCTGGCGATCGGAGGGGGTGATCGCGCTCGACGCGGTCAACGGCCCGACACTGACCATCGAAGGCCGCGACGCCGCCGGCGATCCGCGCGTCTGGTATGTCCGGCTGTGGAACTATGCCGTGGGCACGCCCCACGACGCGCAAGTGACCTTGCGCTTTTCCGACATGGCCGGCGGCTTCGTCCATCCGGACGAGGCCGATCCGGTCTGGCCCGGCCATATCGACCGCCTGTTCATCTCGCTGGTCGCCCCCGCCTATGACGGGGCCAGCCCCGATCCGCTGCCGGCGCCGGTCGACGGATGGGTCGAACTGACCGGCATCGCCTGCCGCGGCGAACATGCCATGCTGGAAATCGGCGACGTGATCGTGCCGCCGCACGGGCTGTCCATGGCGACCGCCTATGACGATTGCGGCACGCAGACGCCCGAACGGCTGCTGCGGGGTGTTCGCCAGCTCGGCTATCGCGGAAGCGTGGTCCATTATGTGGGCATGAGCCACTACTTCGCCTTGCGCGCGGTGGACGGCGCCTATCTTGCGGGGGGCGCCGGCGATCCGCTCTGCGCCCCGGCGCGCATCTGGCACCGGGCCTTCTTCGCCGAATGCGTCCGCCTGGGTTTCTCGCCCATCGCCTCGCTGTCCTACGAGCTGCTGGCCCAGCATTGCCCCGACGACTGGCAGCAGCGCGCCTGGGACGGATCGCCGTCGCGCACCGGCTGGGACCCGCCCTCGGCGCTGCTCTCGCCCGCCAACACCGAAGCGATGGCCTGGCTGCAATCGGCCGCCGCAGCCTTCACCGGCCTGCTGCGCGACGCGGGCGCGGCGGTGCGGTTCCAGGTGGGCGAGCCGTGGTGGTGGATCTTCACCGATGGGCGCATCTGCCTTTACGACGACGCCGCGCGCGCCGCCCTGGGCGGCGATCCGCCCGAAATCGCCGATCTGCGCGCGCCGCTCTCCCCCGCGCAAAAGACCCTGCTCGACGATGCGGGAGCCTTGCTAGCGACTTCGACCGCCGCGCTGGTCACGGCCGCGCGCGCCACCGCCGCGCCCGCTCCGCTGGAAGCCTTGCTGCTGGTCTTCCCGCCGACCCTGCTCGATCCGGCGATGCCCGAGGCGCGGCGCGCCAACCTGCCGCTGGGCTGGGCCGCGCCGGCTTTCGACCGGCTGCAGGTTGAGGATTACGACTGGCTGACCGCCGGGGCCGACGCCGCGCGCCGCGCCGCCTATGCCGTCATCGACCAGCGGCTGGGCTACCCGCCCGAAGAACAGGACTATTTCGCCGGTTTCGTCCTGCTGCCCGAACAGGCCGACCTCTGGCGGCGGATCGACGCGGGGGTGGACGAGGCCGCCTCCCGCGCCCCGCACGAGACCTTCGTCTGGGCGCTGCCCCAGGTCTGCCGCGACGGCTACGTCCGGCTCCCCCCGTCAGAGGAAAGCGACATGCAGGCATTCGACGATCTCCTCTATCCGCTGGCGCTGGGCCTCGACGCCGGCATCGCCCCCGAATTCTCCACCAGCATCGCGGTCACCGCATCGGGCTTCGAAAAGCGCAACAGCCTGTGGTCCGACGCGCGCCTGCGTTTCGATGTCGGCCCCGGCGTGCGGTCCGAAGCGGAACTGGGCACGCTGATCGCCTTCTTCCGCGCCCGGCGCGGCGCGGCGCGCGGGTTCCGGCTGCGCGATCCGTCGGATTTCAGCTCCAACGGCATGACCGGCACGCCGACCGCCGCCGATCAGTTGCTGGGAGCCGGCGACGGTGCGCGCACTGCCTTTGCGCTGGTCAAACGCTATGGCGGGGGAGAGGACGCGCAAGTGCGCCGCGTGACCCGGCCGCGCTTCGACACGCTGCTTGTCAGCGTCGGCGGGGTGGTCGCGCCGACCGGCTGGACGCTGGCGGAGGGCGGCACGCTGACGTTCGACACCGCTCCCGCGGCAGGCAAGGCGGTGCGCGCCGGCTTCCTGTTCGACGTGCCGGTGCGCTTCGCCGAAGACCGCCTCGACATCTCCGGCGCCGCCTTCGCGGCGGGCGAGGCGCCGAGCGTGCCGGTGGTCGAAATCAGGGAAGCGGCATGAGCCGGGTCTGGTTTTCCGGCCCGCTGGAAACGGTCGCCACCTTCTGGCGGGTGCTGCGCCGGGACGGGGTGGCGCTGGGCTTCACCACGCACGACCGCGACTTGTGGTTCGGCGGCGTGCTGCACCGCGCCGCGCCGGGCATGCTCCCCTCGGCGATCCGCCGCAGCGCCGGCTTCGAACCCGACAGCGCCGAAGTGCAGGGCGCGCTGACGCACGAGGCCATTTCGGCGCGCGACCTGTCCGCCGGCCGGTTCGACGGCGCGGCGGTGCGGATCGGGGTGGTGGACTGGGATATGGTGGACGGGCAGGACGGCGCGCACGAGACGCTCTATGCCGGGACGATGGGCGGCGTGGTCGAAGAGGACGGCCGCTTCACCGCCGACCTCGCCTCGCGCAAGGCTCAGCTGCTGCGCGATCCGATACCGCGCACCAGCCCGGCCTGCCGCGCGCCCTTCGCCGGGCCGGGCTGCGACCTCTCGCCGGTGCGCTTCACGCACGAAGCCACGCTGACGGGCGTCGACGCCGACACCAACGCGGTGACGCTGGCCATGGCCGCCGCGCCGGCCGCCTGCGCGGGGGGATTCCTGCGCTGGCTCGACGGGCCGCACGCCGGCCGGACGATGACGGTGATGCTGGCCGATGGCGCGGCGCTGGTGCTCGACACCCCGCTCGATCCCGCGCCGCCGCCGGGCACGCGCGCCATGGTGCGCGAGGGCTGCGATCGCACGCTGGAAACCTGCGCGACGCGCTTCGCCAACGCGATCAAC